TTCAACTTCAATGGTAGTGCTATCTTTATCACTAACTTGAAATTCAGTAACTTGAAATCTAAGAAATTGCAGGATCACTTAGAAGCATTGCAGTCACGTTGTCACTTCTTGGACCTGACTATTGATGGTGATCGTGACAAAATGTTGCGTATCAAGCAGGTACATCGTGATGCTGATGGTGGTTTGTTTAGTGATTATGATTTCACAGAAGAACAATCACAAATGGTGATTGACTTTATGTGGGACAATCATACAAAACTACGTGAAGTGTCCTTGCGTATGTGTTTGAAGATTGCTGACTTGGTGAAGATTAGCCCGAACAACTGGAAAAATCTTGCACGTACAACGTGTATGAAATCTGCATAAACCCTGCAGTGTGCGTAGAGGCAATGTCAATAAGTCCTCTTCGATAAAGGAGCATTGCTCCTTTAACCATTATGTTTGTAAATACTATTTGACTGTGATATAATAAAGAATGGATTTTAAGACACTTGAAGATGTTGCTACTTTTATGATTGTCAATTTACGACTAAGCAGGTATGACCTACAGTTCGTTAATAATCTAACCACGCTAATACTAAAAAATAATACAATAACCAGCAACCAACATTCATTGTTTAGAAAAATTGTATTAACATATCGCCGACAGTTTACACAACATAAACATGATGTTGATGAATTGCTTTCATTATCATGGAAATGCAATACAATAGCAAGCTCACCACAATATACAAATGCTTCTATTTCTATTTTAGATAATAATATAATTTTCAGAAGCCCTTTTAATAAAGGGTTTTTAACTGCATTGAAAAAGGATCCAATCTATACAATGGAATGGTTTCGAGATAAAAGACAGTATGAAATTCGCTACGGAGTTTCTAATTTAAAATCATTGATACTGATGAGTGCGGATCATTTCAATATAATTGATTACTGCCCAATTACTACACAAATAATCAATAGTCTTAGCGAATATGAATCTGTTAAATATTGGGAGCCGACACTTATTTGCAATAACGGACACTACTATGTTGCCGCTTGTAATGAAATTTTGTATGATTACATTAAAGATATCCCTGTTACCAATGATTTAAAAATGGTGGCGGATTACGTTCAATATGGAATAACTATAAGTGAATCTGTGATTGAACACTTTATTGATATTGAAGATTCTATGAAGATAGCATTTGCTATTAGCTATCGGGTGGAATGTGAAGTTAGCGATTTACCTTCTGCTATTAAATGGTTAAATGAATTGGGCTGTGATGGTATAATCGAACCAAGCAGGGCAACTAAAAAATCTGTATCTGAAAATTTTAATAAAAGTATTTTAAATGAGTTTGATATTGATTTAATAAAAGACCATAGCTTATTGCAATCTTATGATAAACCTGTTATGATTCATCATAGAACTTATGGTATGATGGATCCTCCAAAAAAACTATTTAAAATTATAAAATGTGTAAACTCAGAACCCGTTAATTTAGGAATTAAATGAAACAATGTAAGATAATCGTTAAAGATGAAGTTAACGTGAAGATAGAAGGACTTGAGTTAGCAGAGCGCAAAGCACTGGTAAAATTATTTGAATATGAAGTTCCCGGTGCAAGATATCTGCCTGCGGTCCGTCTTGGTAGATGGAATGGAAAGGTCAGCTACTTTAGTCTAGGTGGCTCCAGTTATATCAACTTGTTACCCGAAATAATTCCTGTATTAGACAATGCTGGATATGATATTGAGTTGGATGATACAAGAGATTATACAACAACCTTCGAATTTGCTGAAGTGTCCGAGTCAACATTTGCTCATAAGAATTGGCCTAAGGGTCATCCTAAAGAAGGTGAACCAGTAAAACTACGTGACTATCAAATTACTATTGTTAATAACTTTTTAAAGAACCCACAGTCATTACAAGAGATTGCTACTGGTGCAGGTAAGACATTGATGACTGCCGCACTAAGTTACAGCGTTGAGAACTATGGACGTAGTATTGTTATTGTTCCGAACAAAAGTCTTGTAACACAAACAGAAGCAGATTATATTAATCTTGGTTTAGATGTTGGTGTTTATTTTGGTGATCGTAAAGAATTCAACAAGACACATACTATCTGCACTTGGCAAAGTCTTAACAACATGCTTAAGAAAACAAAAGCAGGTGAAGCAGATATCATGGACTTCATTGAAGGTGTAGTATGTGTTATGGTTGACGAAGTTCATATGGCTAAAGCTGACGCATTAAAGACATTGCTCACAAGTGTATTTGCTAGAGTTCCAATCAGATGGGGATTGACAGGAACTATTCCTAAAGCTAAGTTTGAAGCACAGTCATTGTTTGTAAGCTTAGGTCCTGTTATCAGCAAATTAAGTGCAAGTGAATTGCAGGATCAAGGTGTATTAGCACAATGTCACGTGAACATCGTGCAATTAAAGGATGAAGTAGAGTTCACTAATTATCAAAGTGAATTAAAACATTTACTTGAGGATACTCATAGACTTGATGCTATTGCTGAATTGATACTAAAGATTAAAGAGAGTGGTAATGTTTTAGTCCTTGTTGACCGAGTTAATGCAGGTAAGGAAATTGTTAGCAGATTACCAGACAGTGTGTTCGTTAGTGGTGCTACTAATATGATTGATAGAAAAGAAGAATATGACGAAATTGCAACGAGTACGAACAAAATTATTGTGGCGACTTATGGTGTGGCTGCTGTTGGTATTAACATACCTCGGATTTTTAATCTGGTTCTAATAGAACCTGGTAAATCTTTTGTTCGAGTTATTCAGAGTATTGGTCGAGGAATTCGAAAAGCAGAGGATAAAGACTTTGTTCAAATCTGGGACATAACAAGTAGTTGTAAGTTTGCCAAACGACATTTAACCCAACGTAAGACGTTTTACAAAGAAGCAAATTACCCGTTTGACGTTGAGAAGTTGACATATAGATAAGAATGTGATACAATAACAACATGCGTATATTAACCCTAGACAACGAATTCTATAACTTAGAAACACTTCCCGAAGAGATTGATGACTTGCGTTTTGCTATCTTAGATAACAGTAACCCGAGCAATGTAGACTATCATTACATCCCATTAATCTTTTTGGAATCATTCAATAGCCCTGCACTTGTATTAAAAATAGGTAACCAAACGATTAAAATGCCGATTGATTGGCAAATACTAATTGGTGAACAAGAGCATGGTGACTTAGAGACATTACCTCTTACAAGTATCAACGACAGAGGGTTCAATGCGTTTGAGTTCAATCCACTTACTGCGTTCAGCCCAAGTTTTGTTCCAATTGAGATTGTAGACATTTACCATGATGTAACATGGTATGCACCTCGATTAAAGAACGGACAGTTCTTGTGTGTACCTATTGATGATGGACTTAAACCACGATGTGTATACTTTGTAAAAGAGATTAGTCGTAACTGCGAGATTGTAGATTATAGTCAGGCATTCTAATGGCAACAAAGAAAATAGCAATACCGCAAGATGAAAAATTAGAAAATCAAGACTTTAACTTGTTTGAAGCTATTGCGGCATTAGACAAGAAAGACTATGATTACTATGACAGGCTCACACCTGAACAGCAACGAAAGTTTGTGCCATTTATGTTAATCAAGTGGTTAAGCTATGTGAAAGGTTCAGGTGATATTGCAGGTTATTATGTAATGAGCACCGAGTATAATGCTAACAAGTATTTCTTTAATGAGAGTGTTAGCAAGCATCCTAAGTTACAATGGTATATGCTATGTGCGGCTAGCCCTGGATTAGGTAAACAATATCACCAGTGGTTGCCACAAATTAAAGAGCGTGTTAGTTTGTTAAAAGAACCGGCGCAAGTAAAAGAAATAAAAGAATACTTTACAAAGATTTATCCTAAGGCAAATAGTGAAGATTTAACAGAATATTCAAAACAATTTGTGCAAGAGCAAAGAAAGAAAATGCATCTTGCAGAAATATACCCCCATTTAAAAATAGCAGACATAGAAGTATTAAGCCAGACGGTTACAGATGAAGATATCACTCAATACGAAAAAGACAGAGGCAACTGATAAGACAATCAAGTATGGTTGTGATTTTTGCAATAGAGAATTCCTACGTGAATCTACTATGTCTAAGCACCTATGCGAAAACAAACAACGTTGGATGAACAAAGATATGCAAGGCAATCGTATTGGCTTTCAGTCTTGGTTACAGTTTTATAAAAAGAATACTTCAACTAAAAAGAATAAAACCTACGAGGAATTCATTCGTAGTGCTTACTATACTGCATTTGTAAAGTTTGGAACACATTGTGCTAATATCAATGCTATCAATGTCAGCAGGTATGTAGACTGGTTGTTGAAGAATAATATCAAAATTGATACTTGGGCCAGTGATAGTGTCTATACGAAATATTTGATTGAGTATTTGCGTATTGAAGATCCGTTAGATGCTATTGCACGTAGTGTCCAAACTACTATGGATTTAGCAGAGAAAGAGGGCATTGTACCTAAAGACTATTTGTGTTATGGTAACCCTAACAAGATATGTCATAGCATT